GGGGCCCAATACTGCAAAGCAGAAATCGGTTGAGATTCACGGCCCCGGCAAATTATGCCAATTGATACACGACCCCCTCGTGCAAAAGAGATTCCACTCGCAACTGTTCATCAGGGGTCCAACCCCAGGCCAACCAAAATGAATGTCGGGTCTTAATGTCAATATCAACTGGTTCACGTTGTTTGAGGGTACGACGATGTTGTAAATACTCTGACACAAAATGTGCTCGAGGTTTACCACATTCCATGAGTCGCAGGGCCATCTCCTGAATAATGGGAACTCCAGCCCCCGACTCCAATTCCCCCACACCAACGCTAGCCATCCAATCCTTGTAGGCGGTATCACTACCACCAAAATTCTTAATACAATGGATGGATCGGTTCAAAACTCGATTAGGGTTTCTAACCATAGTCCAAACTCCATTGACATTTACAGGGCGACACTGACAAAACTCGACTTGTTCAAACATATGTGCTTGTTCCAGCTTCATTGAAAACCCGCACTTAGTGAACACGTCCCATTCGGGCTCAGAAAGACGTTCACGTATTATGACTGAATCATCACCACAAACAATCAGCCGATGTTTAATGTGTCGATAGGCATACTTGGCCATCGCGGCAACAACAATTGAATCACCGCAACTTGTACAAGCTTCACCAGAACACATAGTGTAATTCATCTCATAAACAATGCCATTCTTAGAACGACACTTATTGCACTTCATTGGTTGAATATAAGGATCGAATCCATACGTCCCTTTACGGTAGGTCGGAAATTCGATCAACTCACGAACCAATTCACCCATATGTGCATCTAGCTTGCGGGCATCCCACAAGTCAGCAACTGGGTCTGCAAATTCATCCCAGGCTTCCCGCAAATTTCTAGCGACGGCACGTGGATTCATGTTTTTTGAAAACATCCTCTGAGCACTGGGTGCATTTTGCTCCCAGTTCTGTCCAAGTCGCCATAACCGCATTTCAAAGGGTCCCAGTACAGTCTTAAACAAAGCAGTATGTTTAAAAGACCGATACTGAATACCTCGTGGTGGCTTAAATTCTGGTGGATCATCCGGGTCATCTTCAGCCTTCTCATGTTTTATAAACATTCGAATACGTTCATCTGATCTGGAATGTCCCTGTTCGGAATAAGCTCGAAACGCGTCAATTGTAC